TAAAAGGGTTTTGCACTCGTTCCAGTTCTTGTCCAACTTTGATTTTTACAAAGCCAAAGTTAAAATTTAAAAGAAGGCAGACTTGCGTTCCAGACGTTTACGAGATTGAAATTTCTTATGCGTTACAAAGTCGAATATTAGAAGTTATTGGACAGTATATTGGCGAGAAAGAGAAAGAACAAGAAGAATTATGAAGGAGGAAATGCAATGAGTGAAACAGTATCAGGCGAGGAGCTTGAAAAGATAAACGGCTATGCGAGAGAGCCGCTCACGGAGGACAAGGTGTTTGTTTTCAGGGTGGCGCTTTGTGACAATAACATTGACAGAGATGGTGAAAAGTTTTCATCAGGCGCTTTGAGGAAGCTTGCGGAGCTTTTTAAGGGCAGAACGGGTATTTTCGACCATGACCCTAAAAGCTCAAAGCAGACTGCCAGAATATTCGACACTTGGGTGGAAACTCTGCCTGAGAAAACTACGACAGACGGTGAGGTCTACCGTAGGCTTATGGCAAAGGCTTACATGGTGCGAACTGCTTCTAACAGCGATCTTATAAGCGAGATTCAGAGCGGAATAATGGACATCAAAAAAATCATAAACAATTTCGTTGAAGCACACATTGATGAAATTGAAGCGGCAATCCATTCTGCGTTGTCGGAAGAAAAATCGATAAATGAAATCAAAGCAGGAGACCACTTTGAGTACAAAGGTATCGAATGGGTTTGTCTTGATGTAGGAAACGAAACTGTTTTTGCAGTGACCGCTAAGGTAATCGCTAATATGCCGTTTAGCGACAAACTTGAGAGCGGTTGTAACAACTGGAGAACATCATCACTACGAAAATGGCTTAACGGCGAGTTCTTCGACAAGAACTTTGATAAAGGTGTACTGCTAGCCAATTTCTCTACCTTGACAGCAGATAATGGTGATGATAAATACGGTGCCGTCGAAGACTATGTAACACTTCTCGATTGCAACCAGTACAGAAGATGCAGAAAACTTATGCCTAAGTATGGTGATTGGGTATGGACACTTACACCTCATTCTTGTAACGGTGATGCCCGCCACGTGCATATCATTCGTCAGTCAGGAGATCTTGAAAGAAACATTGCTTTCAACCCTGTCGGCGTCGCCCCCGCTTGCCTGTTTAACCTCAACTATCTCTCATCGTGCTGGCAGGCACACATAATCACACATAAGTGAGGTAATTCCATATGACTAACCGAAAAATCAGAGACTACCAGCGAAACCGCAAACTTAAAGGCATTGTTGACGCAAACTTCAAGACCTTTGCGACTGTGGCTATAGCTCTCAAACAGCTGTTTCCACACGACTGGTACAAAAAAACCATAACTGACTTTACAACATCGTATGCCGAATTTACGGCGCATATGAACGACTATGATGCAGAAGCATACGATTTCCGCGTTGAAGATTCTTGCCGCAAGCTGAACATCAGTGACAGCGACACCTACGATATTATTTTCAGGCTTAACGGCAAGCTCCCTGCTGAGATTTTTCTAGCGTTGCAAAACAACTTGAAATGTATGCTGATACATTTGCGTTTGAATTGCAGCATCGGCTCACAGAGATATGCAAAACTAATTGCATATCTCAAATCAGATGCCAAGATATGCGGACAAGCAGATCTTACAGCACTCGGCTTATCGTTCGACGACGACGTCGACTATCGTAAACTCAAATCCAAAACCGAGCAACCGACTTATTCCGACGGAATTAAAGCTCAGCAAATACTGAAAGCACTGAAAGCATACCAAGACGAGGTGATTAAATGTCAGCAACAGCTTTCGAGCAAATCAAAGAACGACTTACCTGCGTCGAGTACGCACGCAGGATAGGTCTTGCAATAAACAAACCAGGTGACAGATGCGAATCCCCTTTGCGGTCCTCAGCAAGCAACAAGTCATCGTTCGTTGTCTACGACGACTATTACTATGACCATGGAGACTCCAAGGGCGGTGACGTTATCGACTTCTGCGCCAACTGTGAATTTAATGGAAACCGAGCAGAGGCACTCCATAAGCTTGCAGATCTCACAGGAGTAACCCTCAACTATCAGACGGACAATTGGAAATCCGCACTCGATTCTCGTACAAAACTCGTTGAGAAGTGGCACTCTCAGCTGCGCCCCGAGGATATCGACTATCTGCATGGCCGTAACATTAACGATCAGACCATTAACCGCCTGAAAATCGGCTACACGGGCGAGGGCTATCGCGTAGAGCTCCCCGACAAAGTAGCCGAACACTATGCTGCTAATCGTATATGTATCCCCTATTTCAAGAACGGATATATAGCTTCCTGGAATGCTCGTGCAACGTCAGATAAGCAGAAGGTCAAGTATCTCAAGCCACCAGCCTCAGACAACTCTGACCGAGCTGTCATCTGGGGTATGCACACACTCAATCGCACGTCGAGCAACCTCCCTCTCGTTATCTGTGAGGGAGCGTTTGACGCTTTAAGCTATGAGCAGGAAAACTATCCGATACTAGCGACTATGGGCGGAGCTTTCAGCAAATCTAATCGCGAACAGCTTCCTGTGATAATCTCAGCCGCTAAGCAGTTTCCATACGTCCTGCTTAGTTTCGACAACGATGAAGCCGGCAAAAATTTTACTCTGAAGCTGGGCAAGCAACTATTCTCACACCGCATACTTTTCAAGGTAGCAGCTATCCCACCTGCATTCAAGGACGTATCAGAGTATTACTCGCACGGCTATCCACTTGCAGATCTCGTTGACAATGCCACTCCAGGTGTCAACGAACTTGCCAAGCGACTTACGGACCGCGAGGAACTCAAGCAGTTCTGCCACGAAGCCGCACGCTGGGTAGCCAAACCTGAGCTGTCAGACTTATTCTCAGCTATCCGTGAGAACATCTCGATATACCGTCCTGAGATGTCAAGCGACTATCTCAACGAGCTACGCAAGTCCTGCTTCGCATCCCCTAACGAGGATATAATAGCAAAATACGTTGCCAAGCGACATAATCTCAGATACCTTGCCAACGTGGGCTTTTACGAATATTCGCATGGCTACTGGCAGGCTCTCGATGACGATGTCATCGGCGGCTACATATCCCGTGAGCTGGGCTCATACCGTACAGGCAGCAAGCTCACATCAATTACGAAGCTTCTCCGCACCGACTGTATCACGCAGGAGCAGTTTAATAAGCAACCTCTCCTGAGCTTCATCAACGGCACGCTAGACCTCAGAGACCTCACATTCCGTGAGCACTCTCCGTCTGATATGCTCACAGTTCAGTTCAATTTTCCGTATGTCCCCGGCACAACTTCTGAGCGCTGGAACAAATTCATATACGACGTTTCAGCCGGTGACGCCAAGCGTATGTCCCTCTTGCAGGAGATAGCAGGATATATTCTCTATACAGATTGTTCCTTGCAGTCATGTGCTTTTCTTCTCGGCGAGGGTTCAAACGGCAAGTCCGTGTATATTGAAACCCTGCAATCCATTTTCCCGAAAGACGCTCAAACGACTTTCGAGCTGTCAGGCCTTGTTGAAGACTTCAAACGCATTAAGCTGATGAACTCTCTCGTCAACTTCGGTGAGGAAACCAACACGGACGTTAAGGGTGCAGAGTCCGTCTTCAAGCAAGTCGTTGCAGGCGGTGCGATCTCAGGCTGTTTCAAGCATAAGGACTTTGTGGACTTTATTCCACGAACGAAATTTATCTTTGCGTGCAACAACATTCCGCACTTTAAGGACTTCTCATATGGCCTTGAACGTCGTATGCTGTTTGTTAAATTCTCACGCCGCTTTGTGGACGAGCCGGATCTCAGCAAGCCGAACGAAATGAAAGCTGACCGCACTCTCAAGGATAAGCTCCTTGCGGACAAGCCTGCAATCTTCAACTGGATACTCGAAGGCTATAACCGCCTCAGGCAAACCAGCGCATTCACTGTAACGGACGACTCTGAGGACCTCAAACAATCCTTCCGCGAGGTTATCAACCCTGTTTCGGAGTTTGTTTCCGAAGAACCATATGCTGAGTATTTTAATACTCAAAACACCGACTATATCAGCAACACAAAGCTGTATCAGTTTTACCGCACATGGTGTGAAGAAACAGGACATCACGCCAAAGCACTTTCGTCATTCAGCAGAGAGTTCAAGCGACTTACCGAAGATAAGTTAATTGCCGTGCGCAACATGAAAGAGCGAGGCTATCAGCTCAAGGATTCTCAGCAGAAAATCAGCATCTATAACGGCGACGGCTTTGATGAACTTCTCTGACCGCCCATGACAGCCGCCTATGACAGATGTATCTGCGCAATCCGACATATTATCCGTCATAATCCGTCATGGGCTCTCGCTTGTTAACAATCAGTTCACAAAACGCACGTTTGTTCTTGCTTATGACAGATATAAAACCACATCTGTCATGGGTAATCCGTCATCCGTCATAGCCCCTATATTCCTAGCTTTGCGGGGTGCTTATGACAGCATGACAGATACTTTTAACAAAGTACAAATATTAATAAATATAAATACATATAGAAAAAACGAAATTTTGTCATAAAGTCATGTCATTCCGTCATATCCGTCATAAGGAGGTTTTATAATGTCCAATTACGCCGATTCTCTCAGCTGCATTTCAGACCCGCATATCTATGCTGTGATGAAATGTATTTACGTTCAAAAGCTCACGCAGGAACAAACTGCCGAGCAACTTTGTATCTCACCTTCGACTGTCTATCGTGTTCACAAGGTAGGCTGTCGCACGATCAATGAAATCATTCAAGGAGGTGTTCAGAATGGCAAATGATGTTGTAAAAGGCAGAGGCGGTAAAAATAACTTCGGTACGTCCAACAAGACAGCTCTTGCGAAAGATAGTGCTTTTGTCGGAAAAATGGTCAGAGAAGTATATATTGCTTACAAACAGCCAAAAGTTAAATCAAACGCTGAACTCGCAGATAGACTCGATAAGTATTTTAAACACTGTGCTGAAAATAATATCGTTCCTACTGTTGAGGAAATGTGCCTGTTCACTGGCTACTCAATCCAGACTATCTGGGATTGGGAAAAAGGCAGAACACACCCGTTTGATGAGGGGGAGTTGAACGTTTCGACGTCCGAAATTATAAAAAATGCCAAGAGTTTTATGCGTGCTTTTGACGCAAAATTGGTGCAGGCAGGCAAGCTAAATCCTGTGACTTACATCTTCCGTGCAAAGAACTACTACGGTATGAGTGACAGGCAGGAAGTCGAGATCACAAAGACCAATCAGCTTGGCGACAATCTGACCGATGATGAGCTTGCAAAGAAGCTCATGAAAGAAACTGAGGTCATAGACGTTGAAGCTTCGGAAGCTGAGGAATAGCAAGCGACTATGCCAAGCGACTATCACTCACGCACTGAGCGACTATCAAGCGACTATGCCAAGCGACTATCACTCACGCACTGAGCGACTATCAAGCGACTATGAAACGCACACGGAAACGTAAAAATTTTCACACGCAATAGTTGAAATAAATATGAACAGAAAATCGGCAAGAAAACAGCCGAAAACACGCCGCCTGAGGGGTTGACCTTTGGGTGGCGGTGATTTTATCGAAAAATCATGCACGCACCACAAGGCGGCTAGCAAGCCCCGTATGCTGTTTTAATGTTTAGGGCGGTAAGTTTATAGGTAACACAATAGAACGCCATAGGGCGCACGCTAGGCACATTGTAGAACGCCATAGCAATAACGATATTGTGAAGATATCACCGCTAGGCCGTCTAGCACGTCGCAAGAACCGTCGGACAGCGTTGAACGGTAAAGGTATAGGGGCATGATATCGGACCGCATATGCGGGCGAATAGGTGGCAAGGGACGGAATAGAATAACAACGCCCACCCCACGATTAGCAGAGCAGGCAAAAAAAGCCCACCAAAGCCGGAGCCTTGGCGGGTGAAAATATAGGGGCTGATATCGTCAACCCCTAGAACGATTATTTATAACGCTTCGCCGTTCTGATAACCACCAGAACGGGGAGCAGAAGCAGGGCGATTATTAACATGCGGTCACCGCCTCGCCCTGGTGTGTGATGTCCATTTCGCGCATACGAATACATTCGGCAACCAGTTCATTGATATTGTCCTGCGTCCATTCACGCAGGTAATCAAAATTAATAACGCGTCTGTTACCGTCATCTGATAGTTTTTCAGTGATGTTATACAGCCCCCAGCAGTTGCCGTTGATATCATAGTAGTATGTGTCAACGGCAATATGTGTTGGCAGCATGGTTTTTATAAAACCCGCCTTGCGCCATACCCGCATATTGTCATGTGGGCTTTTTAAATCGTGGTCACATCGTGTGACCTCAACGGCGAAACGATCACCGACGCGGTATAAAATCCGGCGATCATCGACGATAGTTTCAACGTCGGTGACAAATTGCATATAGTGGTTTATGATCTGCTGTTCAATTTCTGTTCTTTTCATGGTGTTATACCTCCTGTTGTTCATTAATCGTGTAACTGTATGGTTTGCCGTCCTCGGCTCTGCGTGCGGCACATATCGGGTTGCCGTGCATATCCGTTACTAGCACGCTGTCTCCGCCGAGGTTCTGCAGGTGTTTCGCTGCGTTTCTACTGGTGCTGATGATCGTGTTTCTGTAGCCGTAGTGTACTAGATAGTTTTTCATGTTTTACCTCCTGCCCTGTGGGCTGTCTTGCTGTGGTTTTTGTTTCTGTAATTATAATATCACGATTTCGTGATATTGTCAATAGGTTTTTATCATGTTTTCGTGATATTTTTTATCTTTGTTGAATGTGTACAAAAAATCAAAAGATATTGCACACATTTGTACAAACAAAATCATGATAAACGGTCGCTATTATTATATATACCTTTATAAACGAAAAAAAGACCCACCCCTGGGGGTCTTGCAGGACGGACCCACCCCCCCTCACTCAACCCCCCGACTAGAAAAAATATAAAAAAGGGGTTGACAATATCATGAATAGGTGATATAATGAAGTCAATGAAAGGAGCGACATTAAATGATAATCACAACAGCTATTAAAGACATCATGAAAAAACGCGGAGTAACTCAAAATGAGCTTAAAGAAAAGCTAGGATACAGAACACAATCAGCTATAGCTGAACGTCTGAAGCAAAAAAGCATTGGCGTTGATAAAGCATTTGAAATGTTAGACGCAATGGGCTATGAAATAATCATACAGCCAAAAAGCACGCGTGGCAAAAGAGCAACGGGATCATATGTGATAACAAAAGAGGACGAGCAAGCAGAAAAGTAGCAGGAAGAAGAATAGTAATAGGAAGAATAGTAGTAAGCATAAAGGGTGAGGTGCAATGGTATACGGATATGCAAGAGTCAGCTCCGTAGGTCAGATAGACGGAAACAGCTTTGAAGATCAAGAGAAATTGATAAAAAGTAACTATGCAAATGCAGAAATACATTTGGAACAGGGTTCAGGTGCAAAGGAACGCAAGGTCCTGAACGAGATAATGGATAAGGCTGTTTCAGGGGACACGATAGTAGTTACAAAACTTGACCGCTTTTGCAGGTCAACAGCGTTAGGCTTGGAGTATATCGAACGAATGAGAGCGAAAGGTGTCAAGATACACATTCTCAACATGGGTCTGATAGAAAACACACCGATAGGCAAATTGATCACCACAAACCTGTTGGCATTTGCCGAGTTTGAGAGAGCGATGATACTTGAACGAACGCAATCAGGCAAAGCTATTGCACGTCAAAAAGAGGGCTACCAGGAAGGCAGACCGAAAACTGTAAACATACCTGATGAGGTAAAGCAAAAGGTCGATAGCGGAGAAATGACAGTAGCCGCCGCCTGCCGAGAGCTTGGTATAAGCCGTTCAACGTGGTATAATGAAATGAGAGTGGCAAGAACAGAGTAGAATGATATAAAAGCATGACAATATAAGAGCAGAACGATAACAGCAGAACGATAATAAAAGAATAGAGCGTGCCAAGTGCCGAGTGCCAAGTGCCACATAGCTGACGATGAAAGGAGGCTAGTTGTGTGGCACTATTTTTATGCCATGCAGAAAAAGTATGATAGATCTGACAGTAGTAGGCAACAGAGCATTAAGCAAAGAAGATATGTTTAAACTTGCTCAAAAGCAGGCAAATGGTGAGTTGAAAACAGAACAGCTCCTGCTTGAAACGTTGAAAGTGCAGGACGAAAAGAAGAAACTGATGATAAAGGCGGCAAAGCATAGCTATGAGAGCGCAATGAGAAAAACAAGCGAACTTGCAAAAGCAGGCAAAGCAAAACTCGCAAAAGAGTGGTATGACCTCGCTCACAAATTCGTACTGTGGGCAGGCGACAGCGATTTTGACGCATATATGCTGGCTTCGGAATGGAACAGAGAGCCAAGCGCAAAGTTCTGGGCGCCAAGGAGAGCTGTTCTTGAGGGCAAGCACAAGCTGGCAACGCAGATACAGGAGTTCATAGACGATGAGGACGCCCTGTTTCTGAGCTTGAGTACACCCCCGGGTGCAGGCAAGAGCACGCTTATAAAGTTCCTGCTGTCATACATTGCAGGACTGTTTCCGCAGTCTGCGAACATATACACGTCATACTCAGACGGAATGTCAAAAATGATGTATGACAGTGTGGTATCAATGCTAACGGACACAAGTGAATATGGGCACAACGATATATTCGACAATGGTATGCCTACATTGAGTGCAGAGTACAACACTATATCATACAGGAAGAAAGGTGACTTCCCTACTATCGGAGTTATCTCCCTGGGCGGTTCGGTAACAGGTCGAACGAGAGCAAATAAGTTCATGATAACAGATGACCTCGTGAAGAATGCGGAAGTGGCAAGAAACCCGCAAAGGCTTGAAACACTGTGGCAGGATTACAGAGATACGCTGACAACCCGACAGATAGGCGATAATGTAAAGCAAATAATGCTCGGTACGATATGGAGCTTGCATGACCCTATCAGCCGAATGCGAACTGATCATGAGGGAGATCCGCGATATAGATTTATTGCGATACCCGTATGTGACGATAACGGCCATAGTAATTTCAATTACAACTGTGCGGACAGATACACAGATAAAAAAATACGTGACATAAAAGCAGACATAGATAATGTCACATTTAGTTGCCTGTATATGCAGCAACCTATGGAACGTGAAGGTCTGCTCTTCCATAAGGACGAAATGAACTGGTATAACGGAACACTGCCTGACGGCTCTGCAAGAAGAATAGCCGTATGTGACGTGGCGTGGGGCGGTGACTATCTGGCAATGCCGATAGGATATCTGTATGAGGATGGAAGTTTGTTTTTGCAAGATGTGGTTTTCAGCAAGGGTGATAAAAAAGTCACACAGCCAATGGTTGTGGCAAAGAGCATACAGCACCAGATACATCAAGAGAGGTTTGAAGGTAATAACGGCGGAGATGAATATGCGAATGAGATAGATAAACAGCTGAGAGCACAGAACGTCCACATAAATATCAGCAGTAAACGTGCGTCGACAACGCAGAGCAAGCTCAGCCGAATATTGCAGTATGCGCCAGATATAAAGCAGGTGTATTATCGCAATGATAACGGCAGAGGTGAGATGTACGATAAATTTCTTGAAAATCTGTTTGCATTTAATCAGAGCGGTAAAAACGCACATGATGACGCCCCTGACAGCATGGCACAGCTGTGTGCATTTGCAACGAATGGCGTAGGCGCAAGTGTGGAGATTATCAAGAGGATTATATAGGGGAACTTAAATAAGGGGAACTTATAGGCAGACGCCGAAAATAAATAGTACATATTGCACAAAAATGTTGAAAAATATTTTACACAGTGTGAAGTGGAAAAAGTTGAAAAGTAGTATTATAATAAGCTTGTCAGGAGGGATAGGTAATGGATAATAGGCGCATACATAATAGGCGCATAGATGTATATTGTCCGAGCTGTGCGGCGGCAGGCATAAAGCGAAAGCTTATGGAAGTCGATAATGACGCAAAGGGCATTATCTATCCATACTGCAAAGGCTGCAAGAAAAACGTTGCAGTTAAATTGCCCATAAGTGCTGAAAAGCACCTCCGTTAAGTTAATTTACGGGGCTAAAGCCCCGTATGTTCCGCAAAGTCAGAGTGGGTGCAATTTCCACACGGAACTCCAAGCCTGTTATACAGTTCGTAGACCGAGAACGTAAAATATCGGTATCGTATAACTTAAAAACCTGCACACTTTGGCTGTGCGTCGTCGGGTGGAATAGCCGAGGTTTCGTTTTTTGATGCCAAGTTTTTCATCTACCATAAGAGGAAAAACAGCGTATGCAGGTTCAGAGGGCTATACTTAAAGCTTGCACCAGAGTCGGCGTGCTTCCGACACAAAATAATGGCACTTCTTGAATTTTACATTGCCAACGCCTGTGCATTTGACCTATTTCAAAAGTGCGTATAGCGTTCGGGCAAGATCACAAAGCTGTATTGCAACAGGTACAGCTTTGAATTTGCAGGTTGAGAGCGTGCCAGCTTGATATCTGCTCCATTTGGCAACTGCTACCCTCACTCACAAAGCAGTTGCCATGCAAGCTTGTCCAGGCTTGATCTCCTTTCTGTTTTTACAGCGGCGGTAACACGCCGCACATGTCGGCTGACAGTGTGAGCCTGAAAGTCGGCACCATAAGAAACTTTACAACAAAATAACAAATTTTATTTACCTGAGTGCATAACGGGCTGACAACTCGCTCAGAAATCGACAACCGGAGGCGTCTTGTGTGTACGGATACGTTCGCAAGGGGGCTTATTAATGGCTGTGAGGCTATCAATGGAGAGAGCATTCTCAATCGAAGTCGGTTGTGCACATAAAATGTATAGTCAAAGGCTTTGCAAACTTGCCGTCAGAATAATAGACGGTCTCTGTGAGACAATAAGCCCATAAGCTGTGAGCTGGTGTTTGCAAGCCAATGTGGGTAATACCAAAACAATCTGATAGTCACGTTGAAATAAGGCAAGAAGCAAGAAAGAGTAGCATAAATCGTGAAATAAAATTTACTGAAAGTCATGTGAAATTTGCGGGCATTAATCTCGCGTAGGATACAAACGGGTAAGAAGCTTGTGGGTCGCTCCTGCAAGCTCAGCCTTATCCGCCTAGTGGCTGAATATGATTAGAATTTTATGTGTAAAGCGAAAGCTTGAATAGAATTTGTTATTTTGTTGTAAAGAGAATATTAAGTTTAAGTGCCAAGTGTTTAATTACCAAGTGCCTATTAGTTATCTAAAAAAAAAGATAGCTGATAGGCACTTTTTTTGTTGCACGGAGGTGAAACAATACGGAATTACACGGCCGACGAAAAATCTTTCTGAATGAAAGAGATATTACAGAAGAAAACATTATTGAAATAGTTCGGAGAGCGGTCGCAACTCACGAATTGAACCGAGAAGAAATTGAGTATCTCCACAACTATCTACGCGGTAAGCAACCAATTTTAAATCGTGTCAAAGAGGTTAGGCCTGAGATTAATAACAAAATTGTCGAAAACCATGCATTGGAAATAAACAATTTCAAAGTTGGTTTTATCTTTGGCGAACCTGTTCAGTATGTTAAGCGTGGAAATTGCGAGCTTGACAATACAGAGAGCGATGTTCCATCAGATAATGGTGTGGTGGCTCTCAACGAGTATATGCAAGAGGACGATAAAGCTGCCAAGGACAGAGAGCTTGCTGAATGGATAAATCAGTGTGGCGTGGGATATAGGCTGGTACTTCCCTCTGATGTGGACGAAGATGTTCCGTTTGAAACGTATATACTTGACCCTAGAAACACGTTTGTTATCTACAGTAATGACTATAAACGCAAGCCTGTTATTGGTGTGACATACTCCAGCTACAGATTTGCAAATGCAGATATAACAAGCTACAGGTCATTTGACATTTACACCGATGAGTGGTATTGGCGTATCGACTTCAAAAACGGCGAAGGCGTTGTGGCTAGATCACAGCCGAACAACATTGGCTATATTCCAATTATCGAGTATGAAAATAATCCTGAACGTTTAGGCTCATTTGAGACAGTTATAACACTTTGCGATGCTATAAACAACATTGACAGTAATGACATTGACGGAATTGAGCAGATAATACAGGCGTTTACATGGTTTGACAACATAGATATCGACAAAAAACAGCTGCAAGAGCTCAAAGAGCTTGGTGCAATAAAAACCCGTTCGCAAGAAGGGCGTCAAGCGTCAATAAAAAATATCGAAACAAAGCTCGATATTTCACAGACTCAGGTAGCTAAAGATGACCTATATGACCGAATGCTGACGATTGCGAGTGTACCTGATCGCCGAGCAAGTGCAGGTGGCAACACAGGTCAAGCTCTGATAATCGGTGAAGGCTGGGTAATGGCTGAAAGTGCTGCCAAAGCTTTTGAGTTGATGTTCGTGAAGCCTGAAAAGCAATTTTTAAGAGTCGTTCTGAAAATCTGCAAGAATACTCGAAACTGCAAGCAGGAAGTCAAAGATATTAAGCTTCACGATATTGATGTGAAGTTTACAAGAAACAAGACTGACAACCTGCTCACCAAGACACAAGGTCTGATGAATATGTTACAGGCAGGCATTCACCCAAGAATAGCTATTTTGCACTGCGGATTGTTCTCTGACCCTGAACAGGTTTATCAGGATAGCAAACCATACTTAGAAGCAACAACACAGCAACAGCAAGATACGGGTAATTTTGCCGTAAATACCACTGTAGCTGATGAAATGCTCAAAGCTATAGGAGCTATGGACAACAACGGCGGTGATAACAGTGGCAACGCTTAAATTTGATGAGCTTAACGTGTTGTGGTTTAACAAAATGGAGTTGCCAACCGCTGAAAAGCTATTGCGAATAGAAATGGCGGCAGTGTTTGAGCGAGAACTCAATAAGATATTTTCCTCACAGCGTGAGCGTGCTGACAGCGACAAATATCTGCTATATGCAGCAGTGTATGCAACGATAATGTCCAGCACGTACATCGAGATTACAAACAATTATTTTTTAAAGTATGTTCTGAACATAGCAAGCAATGTAAAGGGGCTATCGGAATATTCCCAAAAATGGATTGTTAAGCACTCGGAACAGTTTGCAAAGGAAATTCAGCAGACAACCCAAAGGCTTATTGAAAGTGGTGATTATGACAACGCATTTTCAGTAAGCCGAGCTAGGACTATATCACGCACAGAAATTAATGCTCTGTGCGAATGTGCAACCTTAGAGGGATATTATCAAAGCGGTTACACAAAGAAGATGTGGGTATCGTTTAAGGACAACAAGGTCCGAGATACACACAAAGTCGCAGACAGACAAGTCAGGAGCTTGTTTGACCCATTTGACATCGGCAACAGCCAGCTGATGTTTCCGCAGGATAGTTCGCTGGGAGCATCGGCAAAAGAAATCGTTAATTGCAGGTGTGTTATGCAACCTGTGAAATAAATTGTAGCTGTGCGTTAAACAGCAAACGTCAAGCCGAGCAACCGGCGTTAATAAGCGTAGACGTAGAAAAGGAGTGTTTTTTATGACAAGAGAAGACGTAAAAGGTATTTTCCCAAACGCAACAGATGAGGAAATCACAGCATTTCTGAACAAACACAATGGTGAAGTCACAGCAGCCAAGTCCAGCGGTGTAAAAGCTGACGAGCTTGCGACACTCAGAGATAAGGCAAAGAAATATGATGACTATGAAGCCGAAAAGCTGACGGCTGAGCAGAAATTGAAAAAACTCACTGATGAAGCTGAGGCAGCTAAGATCACCAATCTGAAAATGCTGAACAAGACTAAAGCTGTTGCGGAGTTCGTAAACTGTGGCCTTAAAGAGGACGACTACAAGGGATTTATCGACAGCATTGTTTCAGACAATGAAGAAACTACAGTTAATTCTGCAAAGTCCATTGCTGCAATGCTCACATCTCAGAAGAAAGCTGTTGAAGATAAGCTTAAAGAAGACGGTCTAAAGAATACTCCAAAGCCTCAGGGAGCAGGCGGAAACGACGGACTTACATCTGCTGAAAAGATAGCTGAGAAATTGGCTACAGACAGAGCAACCATTGCTAAAACTGCGGCGGAAGGTCTAAAAAAATACATATAGGAGGTAATTAAATGGCTAACATGATGAAGTCTACAGCCGTAATTGCAGATAAGACAATTCTCGCGAACGGCGAATTTTTGGCAAGACCATATACAATCAAGGCAAGCACTATCACAGCTGATAGCAACGGAAAGAAAATCGTAAAAGGTGGAACTCCATTTCCTGCAAACGATTCAACCGCTATCGGTCTTCTGCTCGACACAGTTGACGTAACCGACGGCGATAAGACAGTAGCTCTTGTGTATGCAGGAACAGTTTCAACCGCAAAGCTGACAGCTAACGGCGTAACAGTGCAGACAGCGGCTAAGACAGCTCTGCCAAGAATCACATTTTTTTGAATAAGGGAGGCAATACATAATGCAGAATTTTTCAGATGTTTTCACAGCCAAAGCATTTGCTATGTACTGGACAAAGTACATAGAGCAGGCAAATACAGAAGGCTATCTGGGAACTTCCCTGTTCCCACCTGTAAAGAAAAAGGGTATCGATATAAAGTGGATTAAGGGTAGGTCAGGCCTGCCTGTAACACTCAGACAGAGCGCATTTGATACTGTAGCACATGTCAGAGATAGAATTGGTGTAACTGCAATTCAGACAGAAATGCCATTCTTCCGTGATAGCTTTATCATCAAGGAAAGCGACAGGCAGGAGATCCTGAGAGCACAGGACAGCAATGATCCATATGTACAGCCTGTACTTGATAACATCTACAGCGATGCCAAGAACCTTACCAATGGTGCAAATGTTGTTCCAGAGAGAATGATCATGCAGCTTCTCTCACCGGCTGATGGTTCTCCTAAGATTGAGTTGTCAGACGGTGCAGAGGCAAGCTGTCTGTATGAGTATGACGTTGACGGCTCATTCAAGGTAAACAATTTCAAAGCTCTCACAGGTACAGCTGCATGGACAGACCACAAGAATTCAAACCCTGTACAGGACATTCTTGATGCTAAGGAAGCTATTTATAAGCTTACAGGAAACGATCCTGCAATCGCCCTGATGTCAAAGAAGACACTCAAAGATATCAGAGAGAATGAGAACGTCAAGGCATATATCGTCGCCAAAGCTCAGGCAGCAGGTGGCGTTATTCTCGTAACAGACAAGCTCGTAAAGGAGTACATCTCTGAGGAAACTGAGCTCACCGTCGTTGTAAACAACAAGTCATTTATTGACGAAAGTGGCACAGCAAAGAGATTTTATCCAGATGATATGGTAACACTTCTCCCCGCACAGCCACTCGGTTCAACAGTTTATGGCACAACACCTGAAGAGGCTGACCTCATGGCTGACGGCAAGGCAGATGTTGCTATCGTAAATACAGGCGTTGCAATCACAACAATCAAGCAGCAAAACCCTGTTAATATAAGAGTGCTTGCAAGCGAAATCGTCCTGCCATCATTTGAGGACATGGATAACGTTTATGTTATCAACACAAATGCCAAAATCGGTGAACTTACAGTAAATTCTGTCGCTGGCACAAGTGCATCAGGCAAGACAAAGGTAACAGTATCACCATCTCTGTCAGCAGGCAACTCCTACAAGTATAAGACAGCATCAAGTGTAACTGTTCCTGAGTTTGGTGCAGAATGCAAGTCAGGCTACACTGCATGGGACGGAGTATCTGAGATCACCGCAACAACAGGCAATAAGATACTCATCGTTGAGGTAGATGCAAACAACAAAGCTGTAAAAGCTGGTTCAGCTACAGTAGCCTCTAAGGCATAAAAGGAGAGTGCAAAATGGATATGATTGAGCTGTTTAAGGCAAGCGTTCCTGAGGAAAAATCTGAGGAATTGATTATGCAGTATTTAGACACTGCTCAATCAATTATCCTTGCACATCGCTTCCCTTTCGGCACAGACCGCACAGAGGTTGAGCCACAGTACAAAGGCTTACAGTTGAGAATTGCCATAGACCTATACAATAAGCGTGGAGCTGAGGGCGAAAAGGCACACTCTGAAAACGGAGTAAGCCGTACATATGAAAGCTCGTGGGTATCTCAACAATTGCTTAACGAAATCGTTCCGAAAGCTGAGGTATTGTAATGAGAAACCTAATGCGAAACGTTACAAAAATAAGCTATAAGCTGTATTTAGGTGAACAAGATTTACTTGATGATGACGGCTATAGGACAGGCGAGAAAGGCATAAGTTACTCAGATTTTAGCGAGTGCTATATGTCGATATCAGGCAATAAAAGCGACAGCGAAATGTCACAGTTCGGTCGAAACCTGGACTATGATAGAACAATGTCAACCGCAGATATGAAGTGCGAAATTGATGAACACTCACTGCTGTGGATAGATATTGACGTCAATGGTCCTCACAATTTCATTGTAAAAAAACGCTCTGTTACGCCAAATCAAATACAGTTTGCCATAAAACAGGTGAATGTCAATGAGGAAGATAGCGTTTAATCTGTCAGAAGATAGCTTGACAAAAGCCGTTGAGCAAATGAAAGCATATAAAGCTGAGATACACAAAAAAGCTCAACTGCTTGTGGAGCGTCTGACTGATTATGGACTAACGATATGCAGAGCAAAAGTCATTGAAATGGATATCCCTGATACAGGACATTTGCTCAGTCAGGTTGACGGCTACTATAGCCCGTTGCTTAATGCTGGCTTTATTTTCTGTGACTGTGATTATGCAGTGTTCGTTGAATTTGGAACAGGTGTAAAAGGTGCATCACAGCCATATGTAGGACAAGCCATAAGTGAATGTGGCTATCAATATATGGGCGGAACACACTATATCACGACGCAAGACGGACGTATAGGCTGGTTTTATCCTGCTGACGACGGAACGTGGAAGTTTACACAGGGTATGCCAAGCAGGCCATTTATGTACGAAACAGGGTTGGAAATGCGAAATGCTCTCGACAACATTATTAAGGAGGTTTTTAAGTGATTGACATTGAAAACAAGGTGTTTGACACAGTGTCGAAAGCACTTGAAAAAGCCTTCAAAAATATATCTGTCAGCAGCATAAACACAGACAAACCAGCAACATTTCCGTATGTTTCAATCGTGGAAACAAGTAACTCGGTTGATCCTGCGTACATAGACAGCGGCAGAATTGAGAACGCAAGCAATCTACTGTACACAGTGAATGTTTATAGCAATCTCGCCAAAGGCAAGAAAACGCAAGCCAAAAAAATCAGAAACCTTGTGTCAGACGAGTTCGATAAAATCGGCATGATGAGAACATTTTGCCAGCCTATTGAAAATCTATCTGACACATCAATATATCGTATCACAATGCGCTTCGAGTGCAAAGTTGATACGGACGAAATAATCTATAGGAGGTAATGAAATTGGAGAAATCAACAATTAACACCTTTTTGTATGCAAAAAAGGCCAGTGAAAGCATCGCTTCAAAGCTTTGTGACATTACATCATACCCTGATTTGTTTGCAACTCCGGAGATGATTGATGTTTCCGATATGTCGAGCAGATATAAGAAGTATGCAGAAGGTATGGCAGATGTTCTAAATTCTCCATTTGGTGCAAACTACACCAAAGCTGCTTATGACAAGATTAAGGCAATGGAAGGCGACGATACAATCGTTTTTGAACTCCGCTTTGGTGCAAAAGGTGAATATGGTGCGTGGACATGGACAGGCTCAATATTTGTCAACGTCAAGGGTGGCGAAGTCGGCGGTAAGAGAGAAATGGAAATCACAACTTACGCAAAAACAGAAATTACAGAAACAACAGTTTCAGATACATAATTTTTTTTAGGAGGATAAAACAATGGCAAAGACAATCAATTTCAATTACGAGGGTCAGCACTACGTCCTTGAATTTTCCAGAAGAACAGTAAGACAAATGGAAAATAACGGCTTCACTCTGAATGATCTCTCAGACAAGCCAATGAACACTCTGAACGAGCTTTTTGCAGGTGCTTTCAAGAAAAATCACCGCAACGTAAAGCCTGAACAGATTGACAAGATGCAAGCTCTTTTCGCTGATAAGGACAAGCTTATAGAGACTCTGTTCTCAATGTACAGCGAAACTATCGAGACACTGACAACAAATGACCCTGCTGAGGATAGGGAAAATTTGATAACCTGGAGCGTTGGAGAGTAGACAACGTTCCGAAAGAGCAAACATATACTCAAACATTTCTAAAAGCTTTGCCATTGTATTTATCCATAGGCATGACTGCCAAAGAGTTTTGGGAAGGTGACTGCTGTTTGGCAGTTGCCTTTCGCAAAGCTGATGAGATGACACAAAAAGCAAAGAGAGAAAAGGACAATTTCAATGCATGGCTAACGGGACTATATGTTCAAGAAGCCATAGCAAGTTGTTTTTCAAAAGACGGCAAATATCCCGATAAACCGCATGACATTTTCAAAGCCGACAAGGATAATGAAAAAACGTATGATGACATCATGCGAGAAAATGCGGAGAATTTCAGGAAATTTGCAGAAGCATTTAATAAAGGAAGGGCGGCAAATAAGGGCAATTAAACAGACTTATTGCCACCCTTATTTTTTTATATAGGAGGTGAAAAGTATGGGATTAGACATCGATAAGCTTAGTTTGAAAGTAGAAGCTTCGTCTGACAACGCTGAAAAAAAACTCGATAGGCTGATTGTTAAGCTCGAAACGCTAAAAAAGTCAGTAGGCAAACTTTCGGGGCTTGACAAGCTTTCCGAAAAACTCAACAAAATAGCGGCAAGTGCCAATGCTATATCAGGTGTGGATAAGCTTGCAAAGCTTGTTGAAAGCGTCTCAAAGTTGTCACAGATAAAGTCTCCGAATGTTACAAAGACCGTGAACAGCATCAAAAAGCTCTCTGAGGCGTGCAATGCAGTAAGCGGCATGAGTAATGTGAGTGTGCTTAAAGAGAATATAACGGCTATTACAGAGGCGTGTAAGCCAATGCAGGAAATGGGTAAGAATAATCTTTCGCCATTCCTTAACAGTTTGAAAAAGATACCTGATATCACAAAGTCGCTTGACACAGAGAAAATCAATGAGTTCGCAACGAGAATACGCCAGCTTACCACCGCTATAGAGCCGTTGACAACGCAGGTTTCAAAGGCGGAAAACGGACTTGTCGCACTTAATGGCATTATGAAGAGTTCAATTGCGAGAAACGGAAACCTTGCATCTGCAAATGCCGTAACTGTAAAATCCTATACCAGTTTGTCCTCAGTTTTTAAGGACGCAAGAATAAGAGCCGCCGCACTTTACGTCACAGTCAATAGGGTTGCAGATGCACTCGCCGATTGCTTGCAATCGTCAAACGAGTATGTCGAAAACATCAACCTATTTACAGTAGCTATGGGCGATTATTCAGAAGAAGCATATAGGTATGCCGAAAAAGTAAATAGTCTGCTTGGCATTGATATTTCTGAGTGGATACGCTTTCAGGGCGTGTTCAAACAGATAACAACAGGCTTTGGAGTTGCAGCTGAAAAGTCAAACATAATGTCCAAAAACCTGACGCAGATAGGCTATGATATAGCATCATTCTTCAACATCTCCATAGAAGATGCTATGCAGAAAGTTGAATCTGGCATCTCTGGAGAACTTGAACCGTTGCGTAGATTGGGTTATGCTCTTGACGCCGCAACACTTCAACAGATAGCCTATGATAATGGCATTCAGCAGAACATCAATACCATTACACAGGCACAGAAGTCACAGCTGAGATACGTCGCTATTCTTCAGCAATCTACAAATGTTATGGGCGATATGGCAAGAACCATCGTCACGCCTGCGAACTCTATGAGAATTCTGCAGCAACAGTTTGAACAGCTCAAGAGAGCCATAGGAAACATTGTGAGCGTGTTTGCTGTGAAGATGATACCATATGTCCAAGTGTTTGTAAGACTTCTCACAGACGCCGCTAATGCCATTGCAAAGTGGTTAGGCTTTGAGCTGCCGACAATAGATTATTCTGAGGTTGGCAAAGGTCTAAGCAGTGTAACAGAGAATGCAGACGATGCAACAGAATCTGTCAAGGAAACAAAGAAAGCGTTGCTTGCACTTGCTAGCTTTGATGAGATAAATCAGCTCAATCTTGACAAGAACAACGGCAATGACAGCGGAGATACCACAGGCAACAAATATGGTCTTGGCATTGATTTGCCTGAATATGACTTTCTTGCAGGACTTGACAAGCAGACGGACGCACTTTACAAAAAAGTCAAAGCTCAGCTGAAAGATCTCTACAATTGGCTCAAAAAGCACAAGGATATGATTAAAGTCATTGCAGGACTATTGGCAACAGTATGGGCAGTAAGTAAGATTGCTAACCTGATTAACTGGGTGAAGAAGCTTAAAGGAGCGTTTGAAGCATTAAAAATTGTCAAAGATTGTACGAGTTGGCTATCAAAGCTTAAAGCGGTTGGAGTAGGAGCAATTTCAGGTATTGTCGGTGGTTTTGCAGGATTTGATTTCTTCAAAAAGCTTGCGAAAGGCACGTTGGATTGGAACAGCGCACTTGTTGATACAGGCATAGCTGTTGGAGCTATTGCAGCGGCATTTGCAATCGGAGGGCCTATTGCAGGTGCAGTTGCTATAGTAGGAACGCTAACTGGTGCATTTATTGGTCTGTACAAAGGTGCAAGAGATGCCAAAATGGAAATAGTCGGACTTTCTGACAATGGCGGTACTAAAATATCTGAAATTGCGGAAGCATTTGGAGCTCAGTGTGACAAAATCATTGAAGCCAAAAAAGCTGTTTCTGAATATAAAGAAACAATCACAAGCAATCAAGACAAAATAGATCAAGCTGTTGGCAATTTGAACGATTTTGGAGACAGGCTAAGTGGGCTTAAAGGAAAGCTTACAGACACCGATAAAGAAAATATAACATCTGGGTTTGAAACAATAGCCACCGCTATCAAGGACAATATTGGTGCAGAAACACAAGGCATTATCGACAATTTTAAGTCTGCAATGGACGGATTACCTGATAATCTAAAAACAAACATACAAAGCAGTATCAGCGAGCTGAACGCTCTAAATTCTCAACTTTCAGGCAATGTTGACAAGGCACAACAATTCATAAACGATTATTACAATACTATATGGAATGGTGGCACGCCAACAGACGAGCAAACCGAGAATTTCAACAAAGCGACAAAATATTTTCTGTCAAAATCGGTTGAAACATCTGACGCATATAAGGAGTACAAAGAAAACTTATCAAAGATTGATTTATCCAAAATCGACTTTGAGGATTTTGATACGTTCAAAAGTTCTATTCAAGACGTTCAGAACAATGCAAATTCGGCAATAATTGCAATAAGTAACGCAAAAAAAGACTCTCTTGATTATATCGAAAGCCTATACCAAGAGATGATAGAACAACATGATCTCGGTTGGGTATCTGATGCACAACTTGCACTTGCAAAAGAAACATTTGAAAATGCAAAAAAGAACATCAACGATAGCGCAGACGAACAGATAAAATCAGTTAAGGACGGACTTGGAAAGATTTTAGGTCAGGCACAGTCGCAATTAAACAAAGCTATTGATGATCAAGCTCAGTTTTTTGCACAGCAAGAAACTACGAATGTGTATGGCGATTATTTTCAGTGGACAGATGATGCTTGGAAGTATTTTAACGATAGCTATAGCAATAACATTAAGGAGCAAAAGAAAAATTTCAGTGATCAGCAAGATGTAATAAAGAAGGCTGCTAAAGATACAAAAGTAAACCTTGGCGAATATGTCAAGGCACTTAGCCCGTCAAACATTGACCTCAATCATGCTGACATAGGCGGTTGGGGCAAGGTAATTGCCGCCAAAAAAGGTGCAAAAACAGGCGATTGGACTGATTACGGAAAAGAAATAGCCGCACAGCTATCAAAGGGAATTGAATTGGGTACTGACGGCACTATTAAATCTGTAAAAGGAATGACCAGCAGTTTGCTCAATGAATTCACTTTGGGCGGTGAAAATTGTGTCGCAGGTTTTGCAAACGCTTTGTCCGACAAGGAAAAGAAAGCGTTCGCAGCTGCAAATGACCTCGGACTTAGCAGTTTGAAGTCATTAAAGCTTGCACTTGATGAGCATTCTCCGTCAAGAGAAACGCACCAAATCGGTGTCTTTTTCCTCCAAGGCTTCATGAACGGCATAAAATTGCTGTCAACGTTTATGAACACTTACGTGGCAAAAACAGCAAAATCAGCCGTCACAACATTTGATACAAATTCCGCGACAACCTCAATCGGTATCAAGTTTATAGACCGCTTTAAAAACGGAATTGACCTGAGGAAAAACAGCCTTATCAACGATATTGTTGATATTTTCAACACAATTCTCGACAAGGCAGATAGTTTCCACGTCCAGTTCTTCAATTCGTTCAATAGTGCGGTACCTGCAATACAGATAGCCTCAAATGGCATTCTTGCCGCTATGGGACAAGCTGTATCCATACCACAGATAAGCTATACAGCACCTGGATATCGTGTGCAGGGATATGCAAGAGGCGGTTATCCTGCGACAGGTCAGCTATTTGTTGCAAGAGAAAACGGCACACCTGAAATGGTCGGTTCTATCGGTAGCAGAAACGCTGTTGCAAATAATGATCAGATCACTGCGGCAATCAGTCAAGCAGTATATCAGGCAGTACGTGAAGCAAACAGAGATACTCAGAACAGCGGTAGCAGAAACAATGAAATGACAGTTAAAATCGTTCCTGACAAGAACAGTTTCGTGAAAGTAGCTGTTGACGGGATAAACGATACAACCAGACGGACAGGTAAAAGTCCGTTGCACTAAAGTGAGGTGGTGACACAATGCTAAAATTCGACGGTGTAGAAATGCCTGTACCTGCAGATTTGCAGGTACAGAACAACAAAATCTGGTCGGATAATACAGGACGTTCAGCAAGCGGAAAGCTTGTTGGCGATATGGTGTGCATAAAGAAGAAATTAATCATATCGTGGGTACACCTCACAGGTGAGCAAGTCGCATTGATAAATCAATACATTTCTAACGTAAGCAAACCGTTTTTCAGCGTGACATTTACAGATGAAACATTTGTTGAGCAAACGTGCACCATGTATGCAGGCGACACAAAATATGATGTGCTAAAGTGGGTCTCACCGATGAAGTATCTGAAAAATGTTGCAGTAGACCTAATCGAATGCTAGGAGGCGGTAAAATTGTATACAGTACAGAATGAACCCGTCTCTCAGTGTATCGAGAGCTATTGCCGTACTTGGCGGCTGTGGATAGAGAATGCAGAGGGCGTTATATCAGGCGACAGCATTATGTCAGCTGACAGCTCAATGCAGGCAACATCACTTTCAGACGACATCGAGCTGGGCGCAGTATGTTCGCAATCGTGGAACATGACCATAAGTGACACTGAAACAGCGTTTCTTGGTAAAGAGTATGACACATATCTGTATCTCGTAGACTACGAAACTAGCGGCATACTTGCAGACGAAAAGATACCAATGGGACGCTTCACCTGCGTGAAGTCCAAGAAATCAGGCGGCAGTGTTCAGTTGACAATGGCGGACAGGCTGTACTTTTCGGACAAGCCATATGTGCCGCATATCCCTATGCCAAACTGGAATAAAGCAGTCGAGGACGACATTTGCAGACAATTAGGTTTGCAGAATGGAAATGATTATACGGAAGTCAGGTTACTGCGTGACAAGAACGGCAGAAGGCTGATAGATAAGAACGGTAAGGTGCTGTACTCAAAATACTTTTACTTCAAGGTCAGCTCCGTGCCAAAAGACGTGACCATGCGGCAAATGCTGTCTTATCTGGCTTCTGCGCAAGGGCAGTTTGGATATGTTGACAGGTACGGAAAGTACGTCCGAAAGTGGTATGGCAAGTCTGTGAAAACATTGGATAACAATACGATAGACCTGCCAACACTGTCAGAAAGGCAGAACGTTATCGTGGGCATTATCTGCAAAGTCAGTGATGATGTAACGCTGCTGCTTGGTGTGACAGATACCACGCAAGGACGTGTGTTGGAGTTTGAAAATCCGTACATGACCGAATCACTGCTTCAATCTCTGTGGCGCAGGATAGGAGGCTTTTCGTGGTACACCACTGAGCTATACCACAGACTCGGTGACCCACGTTTCGACATAGGTGACGTGGTGACATACACCAACGGCGCAGACAGCTATGACATACCGATAACGAATTTAGGATTTACCTTTGACGGCGGACTTTCAGCAGATATTTCGGCGGTAGGTCTGAGCGTTGAAGAACAGCTTTAAAAAAAGGGGGCGAGATAATGGCTGATGAAAATGTGACATTGGAACAGGATATCACCGAAAACGATTATCCCATGCAACACGCAGGTGAGGAAATCGATGAGATACTGAACCGAGCCAGCAAGATACACTATGGCACTGTGGAATACAAGATGACGAAAGCGAGTCCACTGATGCAGATACCGCTTGGACTGACTTTTGCGCCTAAGCAGGTTATAGCAACGCTACGGCAGACAGCCACACCAACACCATATCAGAACTACTGCACCTACGTCTATGGGTCAGGAACGTCATATTATCTTTATGTCTGCATGGGAGCTGGGGCAACAGGAACCGTGCCAACAGGAACATACTATGTTGATTATATTGCAATAGAGTAAAGAGGGGTGATTAAATGACGATAACATTAAATTCAGACTATGACGTAACACTAAGCACCGCCCTGCTAGGATATGTAGGTGAAACAAATGCCAGACCCGTGTCGGTCGAAGGGCTGACAGTAGACGGCGCAGACCGCTATGTGCTGACTATTGACTACGGCGACGGCACTGTCTACGAGGTCGATATCACAGACGGCACATGGACGCCTACTGCTGATATCTTGCAGTCAGCGCAGACAGTCAGCTGTCAGATATGTGCTAAAAAACTGTCAGGGCAGGAATATATCCTGGTTAAAAAATCACGCATTTTCCGTCTGAGAATAGGTGCGGCTATAGGAGATAATGCAGTACCATCGCCCGATGTGTCTATGGACGCACTAGACCGCATAGACGCCATAGGCAGGCAGACGCACGCAGATATGCAGACAGCCGTCACTGCTGCAGATACAGCGACTACAGCGGCAAATAACGCCACTAAATCTGCCACAAATGCAGAGAAATCAGCCGATACCGCAACGCAGGCGGCAAGCCGTGCTGAAACCGCAAAGGCAGCGGCTGAAACGTCCGCTACACAGGCAGACACCGCCATGCAAGGCGCAGAAACCGCACGTCAGCAGGCGGTCACAGCACAGAACGCCGCCAAGGTATCAGCAGCCCAAGCATCAACGGCAGCACAGCAGACAGAGGCTGATAAGACAATAACGGCAGGCTACGCTAAAACTGCCAAGACCTGCGCTGACAGCACTGCGGCAGACAGACAGGCGGTGCAGACGTTGGCAACGCAGGTGACAGCTGATAAGGCTACAGTGGCAGACCATGCCACTAAGGTCGCAGAGGACAGAACAGCCGCTGAGACTGCCGCACAGAAAGCACAGTCTGTAGCTGATAGTTTGCCAGATGACTATGTAACAGCGGTC